TCAGGTGACTATGGCTGGTTCGGTGCTACTAGCGTCTAATCAGAAATTGTAGTAAAACCAAGGGGCTATCTCGAAAGAGGTGGCCTCTTTTTCTTTAAACTAGCAGTACCTTAACCACTTAAGGAGTATTAAAAATGGCAATTGATAGCGACGTTCAAGACGCAGATTCACGCTTGGCAGTTAAATTCTATAAGCGTGCAGTCAAACTAGAGCATGAATCCAACGAGGCTGGGCGCCCGATTTTTAAAGACTTTGATTTTGTACGAATCATGGTCGCCGGCGATAACCTGACCGAAATCGACACCTATGCACAGGAAAGCCACAAACAACGGTTTCCACGTCAATGGTTGCAATACCAAGCTACCCAAGATTCAAGCAATGAAATCCTTGGAACACCGGTTGAGCAATGGCCGCTGATTAGTCAGTCCCAAGCCCAAGAACTCAAAGGTGTGAAGTTTATGACGGTGGAATCCATCGCCAACGCATCCGACTTACAGCTACAGCGCATCGGCATGATTGCTGGTATGTCGCCCCATGCGTTTAGAGATAAGGCTCGGACGTTCCTAAATTTAGCCACCGAAACAGCAGAGGCAAGCAAACGCGCAGAAGAAATTAACGCTTTAAAGCAAGAACTTGCCAAAAAAGATGAAGAAACTGCTAAACTTAAGGCTGAAACTGATGCGAAGCTGTCCATGATGCAAGAACAAATGGCGGCGATACTTGCGGCAGTTGGTGAAAAGAAACCCCGAACTCGTAAACCAAAAGTCGTAGAGGAAGCATGATATGAGCCAAACGATGCTCCAGCTAGTTCAGCAAGTAACCGCTGAATTAAACCTAGCAGTCCCCACTTATGTGCAGGGCAATACAAGCCAAGACGTACAGCAAGTTCTAGCGCTGATGAACGCGCAAGGATATGAACTTGTCAAAGAGACGGACTGGCAAGGCTTAGAGGTGGAGTATCGTTTTTATACCGATGCGGTGCAGTTTACAGGCGACACCGTCAGCGACAACAGCTACAACATTATCGTTGCTGGCAATGCCACCGCGTTAAACGGTGATTATTCAATTACCGGCACCGGCATCAACCAAGACACTTATGTGCAAAGCGTGACCTACAATTCAGGCACAGGCTTATCAACCATCGTTATGAGCCAGCTTGCAAGCGGCACCTATACCGGTGTGCAGTTTAACTTCTCTCAGACCAAGTATGACTTGCCGGCTGATTTTGAGACGATTACTGACAACACCCACTGGGACAAGACAAAACATTGGCAGATGCTTGGCCCTGAAGATGCCCAGCAATGGCAGTGGTTAAAGTCCGGTTATATCTCAACAGGCCCACGTATCCGTTGGAGGATTTTGGGTCAGCAGTTCCAAATTTGGCCACCATATAACACCAAAGAATACTTAGGATTTGAGTACCGTTCTAAAGGCTGGGCGCGAAGTGCAACCGGTCAAATCAAGAACAGCTTTACAGCAGACACCGACACGACCATTTATGACGACCGTTTATTGGTGCTTGGCACAAAACTAAAGTATTTCCAAATTAAGTCGTTTGACACAACCGCGTTGCAACAAGACTATTTCAGGGTTCTTAACGTGGTTAAAGCCAACGACAAAGGCTCTGCCAATCTATCGTTTGCGCCTTACCCAAGCAAGGTGCTTATCGGTTACGCAAATATCCCTGACACCGGTTACGGAACTTAAACATGGCAGTACCTCAACAAAGACGAGCCTTTACTGCATCGTTGGCATCACCGATTGGTGGGTGGAATGCTCGCGACTCGCTAGCAGAAATGAACCCTTTAGATGCGGTTCAGCTTGTTAACTTCTTCCCGACACCGACCGACGTGACCATGCGCAAGGGCTATACCAAGTCCAGCACAGGCATCACCGGCGCGGTCAAGTCTTTGATGAGTTATTCCAGCCCAACCGGCACTAAGCTGTTTGCGGCAACGGACACCATTATTTATGATGCCAGCACATCAACCGCAACGCAGTCTTTGACAGGCTTGACGGACGGTCGCTGGATTCATGTGATGCTAACCACAGCAGGCGGTTCATTCATGCCTGCGGTGAACGGTGTTGACCCGATGGTTGTTTATGACGGTACTCGCTGGTCAAAAAGCGCAACAACCAACACCGCGCAGACTATTTCCACAATCACGAGGGGTGGAACAGGCAATTTGACCGCCACTTTGACGACTGCCAGCGCTCATAACTTGGTGACAGGCAATACTGTGACCGTTGCCGGCGCTGTTCCTGCTCAATTTAACGGTACATACCGCATAACTGTGACCGGTGCGACCACGTTTACCTATACGATGGCCACCGCGCCCAGTGGGGATGCAACAACCGTTGGCACTTATACGATTGATTACTACATTCTTGGCGCAAACAGCAACACTTTCGCCAACATTAACCTTTTTAAAGAGCGACTTTACTTTGTAGAAGAAGACAGCCTTTCGTTTTGGTACTTGCCGGTTGATTCTATCAACGGTACGGTGACCGAGTTTCCACTTGGGGGTATCGCCCGCAGGGGTGGTTATCTGCAAGCCATGGGAACTTGGACGATTGACGCAGGATATGGGGTCGACGACCTTGCCGCGTTTGTCACCAGCAACGGTGAAGTCATTGTTTACAAGGGTTCAGACCCATCAGACCCAACCGATTGGCAATTAGTCGGTGTTTGGAACATCGGACAGACCTTTGCCCGCAAGTGTTTCTTTAAATATGGCGGTGATTTATTGCTTTTGACCGAAGACGGATTGGTTCCTATGTCAGCAGGCTTGCAATCGACCCGCCTTGACCCCCGCGTTAACCTGACAGACAAGATTTTCTATGCTATCAGCAGGGCGGCAGACACTTATGCGCAGAACTATGGCTGGCAGATGGCTTATTTTGCTAAATACAACATGCTTATCGTCAACATTCCGGTAACAGGCGCCCCCGAACAGTATGTAATGCACACCATCACTAAGTCGTGGGGTCGTTTTACCGGTGTGACCGCCAATTGCTGGGAGTCGTCCGGTGAGGATATGTATTTTGGCGGGAACGGCTTTGTGGGCAAGTTTTATGACACCTTTGCCGACGCTGGAACCAACATCCGAGCCTTTGCCCAGCAAGCATACAGCTATTTTGAAAGCCGAGGACAGCTAAAGCGGTTCACCTTGGTTCGCCCTATTTTGCAAACGGACAACGGACTGCCAACGGTTCTGTGTGGTATATCCACCGACTTTGACACCGTTGACCTGACCAACCAAATATCGTTCAACCCTGCTATTTTGCAGACCGGTGAGTGGGACTTAGATACTTGGGATAACGCAAATTGGGGTGGTATCTTAACAACCACCAAGATATGGCAGGGTGTGACAGGATTAGGCTATGCAGGCTCAATCAGCCTGAACGTGGCATCACAGAATATTGAGTTTCATTGGGCATCAACCGATTATGTAATGGAGCGTGGCGGGGTCTTGTGAGGACAGTTATTACTGAAAATCAAAGATACATGGGCGACTGGCTTGTTAGAATCCTTAACCATCCGTTGCCCGAAACGACACAATGCATTGGGCAGATGAAGGACGGTAACTTAGTAGCAGTAGCTGGTTACACGAACTTTATGCCAAAGGCTTGCGAAATACATATTGGTAGTGTTGGTGAGCATTGGGCGAGTAAAGATTTTTTATGGGCGGTGTTTGATTACCCCTTTAACAAACTCGGTGTTAGCGTTATACTAGGGCAAATTTGTAAGGATAATGAAGATGCCTTACGATTAAACCGACACCTTGGTTTTAAAGTTGTAGCCGATATACCGGATGCCCATATGGATGGCGATTTGGTAATTATGGCGATGCGTAAAGAGGACTGTCGGTGGTTAAACATCCGTAGCCCTCTAAGACAAAAGATGGAGGCTTGATATGGGTGGTGGTGGATTTTTAGGATTAGGGCCTGCGCCGAGTGCGCCTGCGGTACCTGATTACAGAGCGGCGGCTCAAGAAACAGCGTCAGGCAATATTGATGCGGCACGTCTTGCGACTGCGGCTAATCGCGTCAATCAAGTCACTCCTTATGGTAACTTAACTTATGCTGTTACCGGCGCTGACCCATATGGCAACCCAACATGGACTGCCACGCAGACTTTAAGCCCAGCACAGCAACAGTTGCTTGATTACCAAAATCAAACCAGCCTAGGTTTAGGCAAGATTGCGGGTCAAGGTTTGACCTACGTTGAGAATATGCTCAACACCCCATTTAATACTGCGGCATTGCCAAGCACAGGCTTTAACCCAAGCCAAAGCTACCAAGATGCTTATATGCAAAGGCTTGCACCCCAAATTAACCAAAGTCGTGAGCAATTACAGCAACAATTAGCCAACAGAGGCATTGATATTGGTTCTGAGGCTTACGACCGCGCTATGCGCACCCAAGCCCAACGTGAAAACGACCTATTATTGGGTGCAACAACCCAAGGCTTTGGTGTTGGTCAACAAGCCCGTCAATCTGCCCTGCAAGAGCAGGCTTATTTGCGCAACGAGCCACTAAACACCCTGTCTGCGGTTCGCACAGGCGCCCAAGTTCAAGGCCCACAGTTCGTTAATTCAGCCCAACAAGCCACCACAAGCGGCCCTGATTTGCTGGGAGCGGCACAAATGGGCTACAACGCTCAAATGGGTGACTTTAACGCTAAACAAGCGGCACAAGCCAACCTTAATCAAGGCTTATTTAGCCTCGGTGGAGCGGCAATTATGGCTTGCGACCCCCGCATGAAAGAGAACATTAAGCCAATTGGTGTGATGGAAAACGGGCTTACTCTTTACAGTTTTGAATACAAAGACGAGTTTAAGAAGCATAAACTTGCCGGTGATGGCACCCACGTTGGTGTTATGGCTGACGAGGTTGAGAAGGTTTATCCATACGCTGTTACAACCCTTGACGACGGTTACAGAGTCGTAGATTACGGACTAATCCCATGATGTCACCTTACATGAACCCTTATATTGCACAAATGCAACCACAAGCCCAAATGCAAGAGGTTGGCGGTCTAAGCCCTGTGTTTCAGAACATTGCAAACCAGCAGGCTATGCAGAACGCGGCGCTTGCCCAGCAAAACCAGCTGGTGAGCCAAGCCGGTCAAACCGCCCAAGGTGGAACAAACCCGATGGCTTTAGCACAGGCTTTGCGCAAGACTTCGCCGATGACGCAAGACCAAATCAACGCAAGAGATGCACAGATGGGCGGCATCGGAACGTATAACCCTTATACGCAGTACAAGGTTTCTACAACATATGGCACAGACCCATATTCGCAACAAAGCAGAATGTTGGCATCGCAGGAGTTTTAAGATATGGCCACACCACAAGCAGGCATCGGCACATTACCACCTGAACTGTTCCAGCAACAGCAGGCATTAAACCGCCAACAGCAAATGGCTCAGTTGCTTTTGCAACAGGGTCAATCTATGCCATCCGGTCAAATGGTGAGCGGTCGATATGTTGCGCCTAGTTTTTTCCAATATGCCGCGCCCTTGGCACAAACCTTTGCGGCAACACGTTTATCTGAAAAAGGCGACAAACAGGCGGCAGACCTTGCCAAAGCCTTGCGTCAGCGTTATGCAGACGAGGTCACCGAGTTCTTAGCCAAGCCGGAAGGTCAAGAGCGCTATTTGTTTGGCTCTACTGCTTACAACCCTGCATTGCAGACAGTTTCTATGAAGAAGCTGACAGAGGGGCCAAAGTGGGAAAAGGCATCAATTCCAAACGCAGACGGAAGTGAGCGTCAAGGCTGGGTCAATGTGAACTCCTCTAACCCATTGTCAACCTTTGTTGAGGGTGGAACTAAACCATCGTTCACACCGTTAGAAGGCGCACGTTTCCAATACGATACCGGTATGGCACCTCCAACAGGAGTAAGAGCGCCAGCCGCAGGAGCCGCGCCAGTTGCACCGCCAGCAGGAGGCGCTGTTCCAGCAGGGGCGCCTGTTGCAAATGCACCGGTTGTAAACGCATCGATGCCAAGCGCACCGGCTGTAGGTGGAATGTCACCAAGAGACTTATCTGAAGCCAACAAGCAAGTGTTTGCTGATGTGCAAAAGCGTCGCATGGAAAACTTAGAAAACGCACCTCGTGTGATTGCAACAATTGAGGACACCTTGCGCAACGTCAACGACTTGATTGGCGATGCTCGTATTGTTAAAGACAAGTCAGGCAAAGAAAAAATTGACTACACCGTCACTGTTGATGGCAAACAAGTGCAAGGTCGCAAGCCACAAGCTGGCTTTGAGTTGGCTGTTGGTGCTGGTGTTCCAAGCTGGTTACCATTCCAAGGCGGTACGGATGTTTCAAACTTCCGCGTCCGTTTAGACCAAATCAAAGACAGAACATTCCTTGAGGCTTTCCAACAGCTTAAGGGTTCAGGTCAAATTACTGAGAAAGAGGGCGAAAAAGCGACCTCTGCATTAAACCGTATGAACCTTGCTCAGTCTGAGGTTGAGTTTATTAAAGCCGCGCGTGAGTTTGAAGAAAACCTCAATCGCGGTATGACGCTTGCAAAACAGAAGGCTGGAATACAAGGTGGCGCACCATCTGCCACTTTGCGATGGAACCCTACTTTAAAACGCTGGGAGTAATATGCCGCAAATTGTTGACGTCGTCGGAGTTGGTAAGGTTGAGTTCCCTGATGGAATGTCTAAAGAGGACATGGCGGCAGCTTTGTCGCAATTGCCACAAGGACAAACCGCAGAACCACCAAAACCAGCGACTGCTTACGACCGTTTCTTAAACAGCCTGCGTAACCCACAAACGGGTGGCAGAGGCGGTGTTGTTGGCCCAGCTTTGGTTGGTGGTGCTGGCGAACTTATTAGAGGTGCAGGCGCCCTGACACAAATGGCATTCCCTGAAGCCGGCAACCGTATGGTTGAGGTGGGCGAGGCAATGACCCAAGGCGCCAAGAGTGTGTCGCCTGTATCTGCAACAGCCGGACAAATTGGCTCATATTTGTTGCCATTTGGTGCGGCGCAAAAAGGTTTAAACATGGTCGCCCAAGTTCCACAGGTGGCTAAAACCATCGGAACATTGCCAAGTTATGCCCGCGCTATGGGGCAACAATCCATTATTGGTGGCACAACCGGATATGCTTTGACTCCTGACCAGCAAGGTCGTGGCGAATCTGCCGCTTTTGGCGCGATAGCAGGGCCAGCAGGCGAATTAATTGCACCAGTGGCTAGAACCGGTGGCAAGTTTATGTCAGAGGCGCTGGGGCTTTCTACAGGGGTTGGTAGCGAACCGGTAAAACAGGCTTTTAGAGCAGGACAAACCGGCAATCAGCAGTTTGTGCAAAATATGCGTGGTCAGGTGCCTGTAACCGACCTTTTGGAGCAAGCCCAAGGCGCTATGCAAACCCTCAAACAGAACCGCAGAACTGCGTATGAACAGGGAATCCAAAGCACCAAGCAAAATCAGGTATTTTTAGACTTTAAGCCAATTGAGCAGAAGTTTGACAATGCCATCCAAGGCTTGACCATCAAAGGGGTGGGCGGGGTATCTGCATCAAAGGTTGGTCAAAAGACCTTGGACGATGTGGCTGAAATCAGGGCGGTGGTTGACGAGTGGAGAGCCAAGCCTGAATTGCACACAGCAGAAGGTTTAGACGCGCTCAAGCGCAGGATTGACGACGTTTATCGCAATGATATGAGTAACGAGGCTAAAAGCATCCTTACCCAAACACGCGGCATCGTTAAGCAAACGATTGTTAAGCAAGACAAGAACTATGCCAAAACAATGAAGGACTATGAGGACGCGCTTGGTTTAGAGCGTGAACTTGAAAAAGCCTTATCGTTGGGCGACAAAGCATCGGTTGATTCAGCGTTGCGTAAATTGCAGTCTTTGGGGCGCGATAACGTCAACACAAGTTATGCATACCGTAAAGATTTGGCTGACACATTGCGCAGAGAAACCGGTGTGGACTTGATGCCAGCAGTCGCCGGACAATCATTAAACACATTAACACCACGCGGAGTTCAGCGTTTAGTCCCAAGTTTGACAGCTGGTAGCGGTGTGGGCGCCTTGGCAGTCGGTGGTGGCCCAGCCGCGTTGATTCCTTTAGCAACCTTGCCTTTGCAAAGCCCACGCTTAGTCGGTGAGGCTGTTTATGGTGCTGGTAAGGCATCTAGACCGGTGCTGGATTTAGCAAACAGCGGAACACCTGAACAAAGACGACTTGCTAAGTTATTAATTATGAAAGCGGCAGAAAAAGGAGCATCAGATGAGTAGAAACGGGTCAGGTACCTATTCCCTGCCGGCTGGCAACCCTGTAGTCACCGGCACAACCATATCGTCTACTTGGGCTAATAACACCCTTACAGATATTGCGTCTGCTCTTACGGATTCAGTCGCGGCGGACGGTCAAACACCAATGACCGGCAACCTTGACATGAACACTAACAAGATAGTGAACTTGGTTGCTGGAACCGCCGCAGGTGAGGCGATAGAATTTGCGCAGTTCTCAACACCAACATTTACCGGCAACGTCACAATGACAGCCACCGGCTTTGCTTTAATTCCAGCAGGAACAACATCAGAGCGCCCTGTAAGCCCTGTTAACGGTCAGATTCGTTATAACACCACAACAGCGCAGTTTGAGGGCTACCAAGGCGGTGCATGGGGTCAATTAGGCGGTGGAGCAACCGGCGGCGGTGGTGATGAGGTGTTTGTAGAAAACGGAGTCACAGTCACGACTTCTTATACACTAAGCACTAGCAAGAATGCATCAAGCGTTGGCCCAATTACGATTAACAGCGGTGTCACCGTAACAGTTCCAAGCGGTCAAAGATGGGTGGTTTTATAAAATGAAAACTACTAAAATAAACGAAAATCTAGGAGTTAAATTATGTCTATTGTTTTAGTAGGCTCAACATCCGGTAGCGTGACGTTGCAGGAACCAGCGATTGCCGGTTCTACCGTCTTGACCTTGCCAGCAGTATCAGGAACTGTTCTTACGACCACATCACCTAAAGCTGGTAATGTGATACAAGTGGTTCAAGCAACTTATGCAACTCAAACATCAACAACTGCATCGTCCACTTATGTTGACACAGGATTAAGTGCGTCAATAACACCATCAAGTTCAAGTAGCAAAATATTAGTTTGTGGAACTATTCCCATGCGTAGGGGAAGCGGCTCGGTTTTTGGTGCTGGATTAAGAATTGTTAGAAATAGCACTTCTGTTTCTGTTGTATCAACAGGACTTTTTTATTCAAACACAACTTCAACTGATTTATCAGACACTATTCCTTTTAGTTATTTAGATTCTCCAGCGACAACATCATCAACAACTTATAAGTTACAAATGAACTGTCAGGCTGGCTTGCCAACAATTTTTGCTCAAGTCGACAACGATGCTTCAGTAATTATTCTTATGGAGATTGCCGGATGAACCACGAAGCTATTTATAAATTAAACCCATCCGTAGTCACAATTCGTGGCGATGTCGCTTACGATGCAGACGGTAACGAAGTCGCATACGATAAAGCCGCAGTTCAGGCTTATGTAGATGCTCATGCTTATATTGCTAAAAGAGCATCAGAATACCCACCCATCACAGATTACATTGATGGTGTAGTAAAGGGTGACCAAGCACAGATTGATAAATACATTGCTGACTGCCAAGCGGTCAAGGCTAAGTATCCGAAGGGAGTAGCATAATGCCATCAATTATTAATGCAACAACCACCAACGGAGTCGCTGTTTCCGGCGATAACAGTGGTTCTTTAGCACTCCAAACCAATAACGGTACGACTGCTGTAACGATTGATACATCACAGAATGTGGGTGTTGGAACAACAACAATGACTCGCCAGTTTAATGTAGGAGGGTCAAACCCAGGAAATGGTGTTTCTTTACAAAACACGGGAACTTCTGGAAAAAGCTGGAGTATTTTTTCAACTAACTCTAGCGCTTCAATTGGTGGTGGTAGTTTAGGTTTTTTCAACGATACAGATAGCGCTTATCGAATGATTATTGACACCGCTGGTCGTGTGACTACACCATCTCAACCAAGAGCTTATGTTGAATGGGGAGCATCATCTGTAACTGGTGGAGCAACTCTTACTTTTTCAGGCGGTAGCGTTAATGTGAATGTGGGCAGTATTTATAACGGTTCAAATGGTCGATTTACTGCACCAGTAAATGGTGTTTATAGATTAACTATGGGAAGTCAAGGCAAACAAGCCGCTCAAAATGATTCAGGCTCTCTTTATTATGCTTTGAATGGGTCAGGTTTACAAGGTCAACTTTTGTTTTATGGGCCAGCCTACAATGGTAATCATTCAGATTATTTGTTTAGTTTAAATGCTAATGATTATGTACAGGTGCAAAGTTTTGGAAATAATGGTAATTCATTCACCTTAAACGGAGTAAGAGCAACTTTTGAGCTTGTTGGTTAATTAAGGAAAAAACATGAAAACATACACAATTACTCTCACTAATGCCGAAGATAAAGCATTGCATGTCGTGGCATTTTCAGCGCAGGAATGGATTGATAACGCAGTTCATGAGCGTTGCCGACTTGCTATCGAGGAAATCGTTAATGCAGAAGTACAACGCAAATTAGCGGCTGGCGAATCAATTACAGGTTCTAAAGATGACATCGTTATGGCGGCTAATATTGAATCTGCCGCAGAGCGTCAAGCAAGATTAGAAGCCGTAGCTCAAAAAGGAGCGTAATTATGGCCATCGTACTTAATGGAACAAGTGGAATAACAACCAACACAGGTACGCTTATATCAGCAAGCACGATTGGTGTTGGCGGCGCTACTCCAGCCGCATCAGGTGCTGGCATTACATTTCCAGCAACTAAATCACCAAGTTCAGACGCTAACACGCTAGATGATTATGAAGAAGGGACTTGGACACCAACTTTAGGTGTTAATGGATTTAATAATTCGGCAACACTTTCTTCTGCAAGCGGAAGATATACAAAAGTCGGTAGACTTATTACTGTTCAATGCACACTTGGTATGAGTGGTTTTTGTAGACCAACTGGTTATGTTCAAGTAAATGGACTTCCATTTAGTGCTGCTACTGTATTTGCTGGAACTTTTGGTGGTTCTAATGCTGGCTCAGGAATTCAGGGTGGTTCTGCAATGGTTTATGGAGTAAGCAATATGATTATGTACCCAACAAACGGAACTGTAGATAGCTCCGCTTGGTATTGCACAGTAACTTATGAAGTTTAATTAAAAAACATAATTTTGTTTATCCTACATTAAGGATTAAAAATGGCACTAACAGAAAATATAAGCATTGACCAAATCGAAGTCGTAAGAGATTTCTTTGTGCAAGTCCGTCAAGCTACCATTATTGAACGAGATGGTGAGTTTGTATCTCGCACCTTTCATCGTTGGGTATTAACTCCTGATTCCGATATTAGCGGTCAAGAACAAAAGGTTCAGGACATTTGCAACGCGGCATGGACACCCGAAGTTCGCCAAGCATACGAAACATTTAAAGCAGAGCAAGCACAACGCTTGGCATAAGGTGTGGACATGGCATTTGAAATCGACCCAGTCACATTGCATTCTTTGTTTGAATACAAAGATGGCAGTTTAATTTGGAAGGTTAAAAATACCAAAGGCAAGGTTGCTGGCGCCTTGAGGCCAACCGGTTATATTTGTGTTGAAATTGACAGCAAGCCAATAATGGCGCATCGGCTTATTTGGATAATGCATTATGGTTATATTGACCACATAGATGGAAATCGCTCAAATAATAGAATTGAAAATTTGCGCGTTGTTACAAGAACACAAAATCAATGGAACAGAAAAAATAGCCATAACAACAAATTTGGTGTTAAAGGCATAAGGTTACGAAAAGATAATAATAAGTATGAAGCAAGAATTAGTATAAATAAAAAACGTTTGGTTTTAGGTAGTTTTGACAATTTAGAATTAGCTGAATTAGTCATAACTGAGGCACGTAATAAATATCATCAAGAGTTTGCTAATCATGGATAACAACGGAATTGATTTGGTTAAATACGGTGTTCTTTGGGAACGCGTGGAAAATTACGAGAAGAAGTTTGACTCGATGGAAAAGAAAATCGATGTCATGGAAGCCGATATTAAAAAGCTGGTTAACATGGCCGAGCGCTCAAAAGGTAGCCTGTGGGCGCTGATGGGGGTCGCCTCGGTCGGCGGCGGAATCATCACCTACATTACTGACTTTTTTGTAAGAAAGTAACCGGCTTTATGAATATGCAAGATATTCTAAAAGCTGTCATACCGATTCTTGTTGCCTGTATTGCATGGCTACTCGGTCAAGTGTCATCATTTCAAGAGCGTTTAACAAAAATTGAAGGCAAAATGCCGGCATTAATTACTCACGAAGGTGTGCCTACTGACAGTCCAATTTCCGCAGAAAAACGTCATTCTTTAAAGGCCGAATTACATAAAGAAATTCAAGATTTGCACGTGCGGGTCAAATTGCTGGAAGAAAGGTCTAAAAAATAATGTTTCCATTAACTGCGTTGTTTGATGTTGGCATGAAGGTCTTGGATAAGTTTATTCCTGACCCCGAAGCCAAAGCCAAAGCCCAGCAGGAACTCATGCGGCTCCAGCAAGAAGGTCGTTTGGCTGAACTGCAAGCCGATAATATTGAGGCCCAAGAGGTCACCAAGCGCCAGCAGTCAGATATGGCATCGGACTCTTGGCTATCTAAAAACATCCGTCCAATGACCCTGATTGCCATTCTTGCCGGATATTTTTTGTTTGCTGGAATGTCAACCTTTGGCTACAACGCAAACGAGAAATACGTGGAACTGCTGGGTCAGTGGGGTATGCTAATTATGTCGTTTTATTTTGGCGGCAGGACGCTGGAAAAAATCATCGATATGAAGGCTAAAAAGGATGCTTGAATCACAGCTATTAGCCCTTGGGATAGACCCAAAGTGGACGGAAGCCTTAAACAACACATTCACTAAGTATCAAATTAACACCCCCAAGCGCCAAGCCTGCTTTTTAGGTCAATGTATGCATGAGTCCGGTGGGTTCAAGTTCATGCGCGAAAACCTCAATTATTCAGCCAAAGCCCTGATGGCAACATGGCCCAGCCGGTTTCCGGATATGGACGTTGCTGAAAGGTACGAGCGCAACCCTGAAAAGATAGCCAACAAGGTTTATGGCGGCAGGATGGGTAATACCGAGGACGGTGATGGCTGGAAGTATATTGGGCGCGGGTTGATTCAATTGACCGGCAAAGATAACTATGCGGCCGCCAGCGAGGCTTTGGGCGAGGACTTGGTATCTAACCCCCAGCTTGTGGAAGACCCGCGCGTAGCGGCGCTTACAGCCGGCTGGTTTTGGAATAAACGCGGGTTAAATGAATTAGCCGACCAAATGGACATCGCCACCATGACCCGAAGAATCAATGGTGGCAATTTAGGGATTGCTGACCGTCAAGAGAAAATCAGCAAAGTCCTGACAATCTTAACTTCTCAGCCAAATAATCAAAAAGACGAATATTAAGCAGGCAATGTAGGCTTTTCGCGCCCAATATTGCTTGCGCAATTTAACAGGGTCGCCAATTAACCAAGCCTGTAAGTCCAGCATATCAGGGTCGGTTTCTACATATTGCTTGGGGCGGTAATTAATACCGATTTTTACCTTGCCGGTGTTGTATGGAACGCTCATTTCCAACCCGTCCTTTCAATAAAAACCCACATTAAAAACCCTGCCATAACAGCGCCCATGATGCAGGCGCCCAAAATATCCCAAAAGGTTGGTTCTTTTTTCATGACCGGCTCCTTATCGTGCGGTTACTTTTAAGGTGATAACTGCGGTGGTTTTGGTGTGCTTGGCAATCAAGTCTGCTGGAATGTTTGCCTCGGCAAATACCGCCTTGTTATCGACTACGTTGCGCTGTGAGAGCGTTACGCAGGCTTTGTAAAGGTTGCCCTCTATCTTACCCTCAGTTTGCTTGAGTTCGGCTTTTAGAGCCTCTGCTTGCGCCTCTAAGTCGGCAATTTGTGCTAACAACATTCCAAGCTGGTCAACCTTGGTTACTTTGATGTCGATTACTTGCATTTGAATCTCCTTATCTATCTCACTCCCCAATGGAGTAAT